GATGAGGAGCTGTTGGCCCTGGAGTTGGCGGAGCTGTCCGAGGCCGGCTTCGACTTGCAACTCACTGGTTTCGAAGATGACGAGCTGGCAAAGCTGCTGGCTGACTTGTACGAACCTGATGCTGACGTTGCCGATGACGAATCGGATTCCGTAGCAGACGACGACGTTCCCGAACCACCCAAGCAGCCGATTACTCAGGCGGGCGATGTTTGGCAACTGGGCCCGCACCGCCTGATCTGCGGCGATGCCAGTGACCCGACGGTGATCGCCGCCCTGATGCAGGGCGAGCAGGCCAGCCTGTGTTTCACCTCACCACCCTATGGCAACCAGCGGGACTACACCTCCGGTGGCATTGCCGACTGGGATGGCCTGATGCGCGGGGTGTTCGCGCAGGTGCCCATGGCCGCGGATGGCCAGGTGCTGGTCAACCTCGGTCTGATCCACCGGGACAACGAGTTCATCCCGTATTGGGACCAGTGGCTCGATTGGATGCGCAGCCAAGGCTGGCGGCGCTTTGCCTGGTACGTCTGGGACCAAGGGCCGGGGATGCCCGGTGACTGGCAAGGGCGCCTGGCCCCCAGCTTCGAATTCATCTTTCACTTCAACCGCCAGACACGCAAGCCCAACAAGACGGTGCCCTGCAAGTTCGCCGGTCAGGAAACCCACCTGCGCGCCGACGGGTCCTCAACCGCCATGCGCGGAAAGGATGGCCGAGTCAATGGCTGGACCGCTGCTGGCCAGCCGACACAGGAGCACCGCATCCCCGACTCGGTCATCCGGGTCATGCGCCACAAGGGAAAGATCGGCAAAGACATCGATCACCCGGCCGTGTTTCCGGTGACGCTGCCAGTGGAAGTCATCGAGGCCTACACCGATGAAGGCGACACCGTCTTCGAACCCTTCGGTGGCAGTGGTACCACGCTGATGGCTGCCCAACGCACTGGTCGCATTGGCCGGGCAGTCGAGATTGCGCCGGAGTACGTTGATGTGGCGCTGATCCGTTTCCAACAGAACTTCCCTGGCGTGCCGGTGACCCTGGCCACCACGGGTGAAACTTTTGAGGTCGTCGCTGCCCAGCGACGAGAAGAATATGCAACTGTCTGAACATTTCGAACTGGCCGAGTTTCTGGTTTCAGAAACGGCCGCCCGTCGTGGCATCGCCAACGAGCCCACACCCGAGATCATCGACAACCTGCGTCGGCTGTGTCAGTCGGTGCTGGAACCCCTGCGTGTCAAATTGGCGTGCCCGGTGGTGATCACCAGTGGCTATCGTTCGCTGGCACTGAACCGTGCCGTCGGTGGCAGTCCGACCAGCCACCACATGCAAGGGCGTGCCGCCGACATCATCGTGCCGGGCATGACGCCGTTGGCTGTGTGCCAAGCAGTCAACCAGTTGAAGCTGCCCTGCGTGCAGATCATTCATGAGTTTGGCCGATGGGCCCACCTGTCGGTGGCTGCCACCAACGAACGCACTCAATTGCTCACCGCCAAGTTTGCTCAGGGCAAGACCGTGTATGAGCCGGGGCTGGTCCATGTCTGAACCCTGGCTGTCCACCCACATTGAACGCTGGCCCACCGCAAAACTCATTGCCTACGCCAGAAATGCCCGCACCCACTCCGATGAACAGGTGGCGCAGATCGCCGCCTCCATCGTTGAATTTGGTTTTACAAATCCGATTCTGGCTGGCTCCGACGGTGTGATCGTAGCGGGGCATGGGCGTGTCTCCGCTGCACAGAAGTTGGGCCTGGAGACTGTGCCGGTGATCGTGCTCGATCACCTGACGCCCACCCAGCGCCGCGCCCTCATCATCGCCGACAACCGCATCGCCGAAAACGCCGGCTGGGACGACGCCATGCTGCGCATCGAACTGCAGTCGCTGCAGGAGGATGGCTTCAACCTGGACATCACAGGTTTCGATGCCGACGCCCTGGCCGAAATCATGGCTGGCGAAGAGACCACGGTCGACGGCAATACCGATGAGGATGCAGCTCCAGAAATCTGCGAAACCGTCATCAGCCGTCCTGGCGATGTGTGGGTTCTTGGCGGGCATCGTCTGGTTTGCGGTGATGCCACCCAGACAGTCAGCTACGAGCAGCTGCTTGCAGGGCAACGCGTTCAGATGATCTGGAGCGACTTGCCCTACAACGTCAATTACGCCAACAGTGCCAAAGACAAGCTGCGTGGCAAACACCGTCCCATTCTGAACGACAACCTGGGCGACGGCTTTTATGACTTCGTCTTCGATGCGCTCTCACTGATGCTGCCGGTGTGTGATGGCGCGGTGTATATCGCCATGTCCTCCAGCGAACTCGACACGCTGCAGGCGGCATTTCGTGCAGCAGGAGGCAAATGGTCAACGTTCATCATTTGGGCGAAGCACACCTTCACCCTGGGCAGAGCGGATTACCAGCGCCAATACGAACCCATTCTGTACGGCTGGCCGGAAGGCAGCCGTCGGCATTGGTGTGGCGACCGCGATCAAGGGGATGTCTGGAATATCAAAAAGCCGGCACGCAATGACCTGCATCCCACAATGAAACCGGTCGAACTGATGGAGCGCTCGATCCGTAATTCAAGCAGGCCCGGGGATGTGGTACTGGACTGCTTCGGTGGTTCCGGCAGTACCTTGATCGCCGCTGAGAAGGCCGGGCGTCGCTGCTTCATGATGGAGTTGGACCCCAAGTACTGTGATGTGATCATTCGTCGCTGGCAGGAATTTAGCGGTGGCAAGGCCGTCTCGGCAAACGACCAACGCGTCTTCGACGAGGCCACCATTCAAGAGGCTCCGGCGTGATCCGGCAGCTCAGCTTTCTCGATCTGACTCACCCGGAGGAGGAAAGTCTTGATGGCCATGGGATTGATTCTCGCCACCATGCCTTGCGGGTTAGCGCGGAAATGGAAATCGGCCGTGCAGGTGAATACTTGGTCATGGCCGACTTGTTGCTCAATGGCTGGGTGGCTTACCCCACTTCGCAAGGCGTGCCGTACGACATTGCAGTCGATATTGGTAATCGGGTACTGCGGGTTCAGGTGAAGTCCACCAAGATGCCCAAGACACCGGCTTCGCTTAATCGCGGCACACCCCTGTATGTGTTTCATACGCGCCGTGCCGGCAAGGGCGGGCGGCGACGCTACAGCGCAGAGGACTTTGATGTTCTGGCTCTGGTCGCGCTCGATCGCCGTTTGATTGCGTACTACGCATTGGCTGATTGCCGCAACGACTGCATCGCGATCCGTGTGCCTGGCCTTCGGTATGGCGAAGGTGGCGTGAAATGCCGTTACTTCGAGGATGCAAAATTTGAGTTCGCGCTGGATAGCGTTTTGATGAGACAACGACAGGAGCCATTGTTCGCCTCCTGAGTCCATGTCAATGCTCGGTGCGTTTGAGGTCGCGGTAGAAATTCTCGTGCGGACCGACCATCAGCAGCTTGAGTGTTTTCTCATCCAGAACGCGGTAGGCAAGGAGGCACAGCAGGTTGCCCATGCGGAACTTGTAAACCTGCACGCCAGCCAGATCGCCGACTTTGGTTTCGCCGGCTTCCGGCTGGCCGACAATGGTTCGAACTGCCTCGTCGAGCACGGCCTTTTGCTGCTTGTGCAGCTTCTTGACGGCGCGCTCGAAGGTTGGTGTGACAAGGATGCGCATCAGCCGAACTGGTACTCACCCACGGTCTCTTCCTGGTCGGCGATCAGGATGTCGCGGATGACACTGAATGGCAGATCGGGGTTTTCTGCGGCGATCTTGCCGATCTGAGACCAGTATTCGATTTGCTTGGGCACCGAGCGGTGCTCAATGGTGCCGTAGCGCTTGGCGGTCTCAACCAAGGTTTCGGGCAGTTTGACATTGATGGCCATGTGAACCTCCTTTGGATGGGTCTATCATAGCCCATAAAGGACCAAAATGTAACCCGCGTTATCAGTCGGCCAGGGCCTCTTCAACGATCTCGCAGTGAATCACAAAGCCAACCAGGTATGGCATGCCACGCGGGATGCCGTAGTCTTTGCTGGTCTGGCGACCGATGGTCCATCCCATCCAGCGTTGGGTCACGGCATTGATCGCGTCCTTGAGGTTGGCACCGCCATGCAACCCGTTGTGCACGTCATCGGCAAAGTGGCGACCGTGGCGGCTATCGAGAAATGCGCGTACCGATTCCAGAGGCTGGTTAGTGGCGTCCGAAATCGCCGTCATGGCTATTGGCCAGGCGGCTTCGGCGTGCTCACCGAGGGTGCCAAATAGGCCCCACGCTTCGTTTTGAGTCGCAGGAATATTTGCTTGCTGGGTGGCGGTCATCATCGGCTCCGTGTTTGTGTTGGCGATGACCCCATTGACACGCTGTTTCCAATCAAAGCCAAGGGCTTGATCGAAGAACATGGACAGCGTGGCGCTGCCGCCACTAGCCAAGCCTCGCGACGTAACGCCCGTAACTCGATCCCGACGGATCCACATAAAGAAACGGCCGACCGGGGGCATGGATCTCGACGCACAAGCGACCCAAGCCGGCGTGGCCTCCTTTGCCGGCCAACCAGTCGCGCGACGCCAGCATGTTGGAGGCGAAGGCATCGAACTCCTCTGGTGTCATGGTGCGTGTTTCGGTGATGTAGACGATGTCTGAACCGCTGGTCGACATGTCATCGAGGTCTGCAGGCTTGCGTGCAAACGGCAAGCGGATGCCGAGTTGCTCGACCTGGATCTTTTGGCCATTGAACAGGATGGCGGTTGCTGTGCGCTCAATGGTGATGGAGATGCTGGGCATGGCGGGCCTTTCTGGTGTCGGTTATTGATCGGTACTTGGGGCTGCTGGCGCTGGCCTGCAAGGCTTCCACACCGGCCAATGCCAGGGTCAGTACGGCGTTGTGAAACGCGGCTTCGGCCAAACAGGGCGCCAGCCTTGCGTCTTCGAGCAGGCTGTCGATGGCAGGTGGCACCTTGGCGCGCATGGCGGCACACACCGCGTCCTGGCGCACCGTGCCGGCGGTTTTGATTTCGGGGCACAGGCTGATCAGGGTGCGAAACGCCTGGTCGGCCAGGCGCTGCCCAAGTTCATCGATGCGTGCAAAGTTGGGGCGGGCGTTCATGCCACCTCCGTTTCATTGGATGCGCTGGCCTCGATACGATAGACACGCTGGCCGCCCACTTCCTTGGTGGAGGTGATGGTCAGACCGAGGCGTTTCTTAAGGCTGCCGGCCAACGTCCCCCTGACGGTGTGCTGTTGCCATTGCGTAGATTCCATGATCTGCGCGATGGTCGCGCCTTCGGGGCGCTGCAACAGTGCAATGACCAGCGCCTGTTTGCTGTCGGCACGGATGCGAGGTGTCTTGTCCTTGGCAGGTTTCCAGCTGGCTTCGGCACTGGCGACATCGGCATCCAGTTCCGGATCGTCCAGCGTGATGGTCGGTGGCAAGGCCCCCGGACGTGGCAGTCCCAAGGCGTCGTAGCCCTCGGCCGCCACCACCCAGTCATCGCCATCGGGCGTGATCAGGGCACGTTTGAACAAGCCCTCAAGCACTTTGACGCGGGCGCCACCTTTGATGTGCTCGGGAAACCAGACGATCTTGCCGCCGCTATCCTGTACGGCGCGCTGCAGGATGGACTGCTGGTTGGGATTGAGTGTCGTCGCCATGGTGCCCTCACGCTTGCAGGGTCACGTTGTTGGTCGCATTCGCTTTGCGGGTGCGGCGCATCGGCTGCTTCGGTGTGCCACCGGCTACGCGCAACCCGGCATCAAACGCAGCTTGCAAGGCGGACTTGACGCCCCAGACGCTGACGTCGTGGAAATCCAGTCGGTCACTGTGCTGTGTTACCAGCGTCTCGATGAACAGGTGGTCCAGGGCGATGGATTCAAACAGCAGTTCGATCTCATCAGCGGACAAGGCGGTGGCGGTGTTTCGTGTCTTGGGCATATCGGGCTCCTTGGTGTGGATGGGTTGCTTGTCAATCGACATCTGCATTCACGCGCTCTTCCAACCCGAAGCCAAGCTCTTTCTTATCCCGGGTGATTCACTCGCCTTTGCATGACAAACCGCATTCCGGAGGCCACCCACTTCCACTGAGTAGATCAACACCATGGGACTGTCCATTCGCGCCTACGCGCGCCACCGAGGTGTGTCGCATGTAGCCGTCAAGAAGGCCATCGACACCGGGCGCATCAGCCAATTGCCTGACGGCACCATCGATCCGTTGGCGGCCGATGCCCAATGGGCGGCCAACACCACGCCGACACGGCGGTCAGTAGCAGAGGCGGCCAGCGACAAACCTGCTCCGCAGGTTTCCGCATCTGCCAGCGAGATTCCGCAGGTCTCGGCAAAGGCCGTAAGGGACACGCCTGAACCACCAACCCCGGCGCTTTCCTCCGGCGGCACCTCGCTGCTGCAGGCCCGCACCGTCAACGAGGTGGTCAAGGCACAAACCAACAAGGTGCGCCTGGCGCAGTTGAAAGGCGAACTGGTCGATCGTGCACAGGCGGTGGCCCATGTGTTCAAGCTGGCCCGGGCCGAGCGTG